ATGCGGGTCATACATCTGGCGCAGTCTGCCCTCTTGGATAAACCCAAGCTGGCTATTCATCTTCATAGCTTTTTCGTTAGCCTCATTGCATGTCACTAGCAGCCTGTGAGCGCCTACCTGATTAAAAGGATAGGCGAACAGCGCGTGCAGGACAGACCGATTTGCCCAGCGCCGGGAGGATGCAGCTATTGACGCCTCGATCTGCCCATCTCTAAAATCGTGATAAACAGCAGCGCAGATGATTTTACCATTGCGCTCAACGCCGATTGCTGTAGAGGGGCCAAACCCATCTATTCCAATAATTTTAGCTGCCCAGCCTTTTAAGTAATCGTCAGCACCAATAATCAGGCGGTTCACTGCATCGCCTCTTTAATTGACTTTAATGTGTCTTTAAGGCTCATGCCGGGCGGTTTAGGATTATATTCGCATTGGTATTGACGCATACAGCCTACGGTTAACCCACTAACGTGGCTTTCTTCCGTATTTTGCGCTCCGATATAGAAGCATAAAACCTCTGTTGTGCTTAATTTTTCCATCGCCGCCAAGCGACAAGTTGTCATCTTTGGTTCTGCTGCTATTGCTTGGCTGGCTAATATGTATGCAAGAACGTATGACATTTTAATCATCATAAATCCTTACATCGTCAGTGTTTACTCGCCTCGGTAGGCAGTAAGCCGTGACCCTATCGCGTGGGTCAATAAACCCAGAATATTCGTAGTTGCCGTAACGCTTTGTTATTTCTGATGCGTACCAGTTGCATGTTTTTAAATTTGACCAATACATTTCGCCAGATTCTAAGCGTCTTGCGTCACCAGTTCCCAAATAAACAAGCAATAGAAAAACATCTGCCACCTAATTACCTTTGAGAAATAAAGCCCACCAGACCAAAACTGTAATACCGCCAATGCTTGCTGCTATTAGTAAAATAATGCCAAGTGTAAAAATGATTTCTTCGCGCTTTTTCTTGGCAAGTTGCTCCTGCACACGGCGCGACTTTCTGGCTTCTGCTTGGAACCGCTGCCAATCGTCCCACATGCCGGGACGCCCTGACCAAATCATAACTTCTTTTAAATGCTGTTCCTGTTCGTTAATTTTTTCCAATGCCATAAATTCTTCTAAATCGGCATTAGCTTGGCCTGGCTTTTTTCTGTTCTTAGCCCTGCGTGTTAGTTCTTCTTTAGCAAATACGAAATCGCCAATGGCTTTGCCAGCACTTGCTAAGTCGCGTCCGTTGCTGACGCACTGTTTTATAACAGCAAAAGCCGCATTGGCCGCTGCAAGTTCCGCTAACATAGAATGTCCAGTTTTCTAATCTTGACGAGAAATAAGCTTATCTAGCTTTGCTTCAAGCCTGATAAAGCTCTCTGTCATTGAGCGCATATCGTCTTTAACTTCACTTCGGCTGACAAAATCCTCGCGGGTTCTGTTGAGCAATATCTCAATGCGTTTTACCTCTGATGCTAAAGTGCTTGCCCAATAGCCAAAACCAAGCACCACAACGCCGATCAGTCCATCAATGATATGAACTAAGTCCATTATGCGTAAGGACTATCGCCAAGAACGCTTGTATCCCAAGCAGCTTTTAGTTTTGCAATTGTGTCAGCACTAGTAATTGCAGAAGCCGCTGGTGCGTCACGTAGAGCAGTTTTCTTTGTTACAGATGCAGTCTTTGCAGATGCGTCATCAGCTTCAAGTGCTTTCATATACACTACGTCCTCTGCATCAAGCAAAGGCGCACGCACTTCACGAATCTTATCCTTAAAGATTTCTTTTGCTTTGGTCATATCTTCACTGATGACTGTGCCAGAAAGTGACCACGCATTACGGAAATGGCGGTCTGATGGAACTGTTGCAGTGGACGCATCAATTTGATTACCGTCCTTATCAACGATGTAGGTATTTGCCATGTCGGGTTCTCCTATGCGGCGATGTTATGATTTGTGGCTAAATCTTCTGAAATCTTCCAAGCATTGCGCCACTCGCGAGTCGCTGGAAGCTGGTCTTTGCGGCAGATAACCATTTTCTGCTTATTGCCGTCATTGTAAGTGCGCCACACATGCTGTGGGCAGTCTTTCATAATCAAGTATTCAATCGCCTGTTCTTCGGTTAGAGCATCAATAGGCTTGGTGTTGTGCAGTAAATGCCCTCTGGTGTGCTTCGTAAAGTCAGGCTTTGCTTCATCCTTTGCTAGTTCCCAATACACTTCAACAGGAGGCAGGATACCGCCTTGTAGCGCACACGCCATCCAGTTAGGGTCAGGAACCAGTATCTTTGCACACTCATCTACGCTGTCCTCATACACTACACGATAGTCAGACTGCACCGAATCTAGCGATTCTTTAGCCCAGCACAAACGGTCGAATAGGTGTGTGCCTTTGAACTCTGGTGTCTGCATCAGGCTAAGTCTCCGTGTAACATAGTTGATTGTGAACGGTCAGTGAAAGTAGACCCTTCAACCATATTACCTCTATATCCCGAAGATGATTCAGCATCAATGTATGGCTTGTCCATAACATTGCCTTGAGGCGAAATACACACAGAGAAAAAGTTTCCATCCATATTGCTCGTAAAAGCTATAGTTTGCTTTCCTGTTCCTGTGTCTGTCATTGAAGCCACGTTCATACTTTTTAGAACGCTTGTGCCATCTGTGTTACCTAGATGATAACATTTACAAGTACCATTCACCACAAACTTTGTATCAAGTGACCCAGCGGTGCTGTGTTCTAGGGTATCTGCTTTGATTTTTCCTAGTGCCATTATGCAAGGTCTCCCACGTTAGTATTATACACAGGGTCTGTATCTTCTGCGCTACTACTGCTATCTCTAATTAAAGTTTTACATTGAGAAGTTGTATTTGCTCCACTTTGAATTACTTGTGCATTAGCTGCCGCAATAGTTACTGCATAATTTGCATTGCTAAAAGCATTTGTAAAATTAAAGAAATACTGTCCTGTTGCGTTGTCTGTTGTGGAAGCGTTGTTGAAACTGTCAGCTAACGCAATTGTTCCTGTACCATCTAATCTTGCCCATGCTTTTACTAACCCCTGTTGCAGATTAGTGGTAGTGCTATTACCTTCGCCTGTTACAAGAATAGACCCAGCGGTGCTTGTGCCAGTAAGCGTGTTTACTAAGATGGTACTCATGCAAGGTCTCCGTGCATTGTAACAGATGCCACATTCATATCAGCACCAGAGTTTGAGCCGTTAAGACTTTTGGCTGTGATTGACCCTGCCGTTTGCGTATACGGTGAATCATTGTAATTAACCATAATACTGGCTTCAGATACGCCGCTTATAAACGAGCCACCAAAACTAAACCCTGAATTAACCGCAGACATACTACTGGTTAAATTTACTGTTGTTGTGCCTGTGCCTCTGTCCGTCAGACTAGCAACATTAAAACTCTGACTATTAAGAATAGCAGTTGTGGAAACGCCTGTGTAACAAACAAAGGTTTTTGCCGCACTCTGCTTCGTCAGCGTAGCCGCACCGCCGCCTGTCGATTGAATGGTATCTGCTTTTAAGGTACTCATACGATCACCCATGTACCACCGTCAGCAATCGTGACAGTGACCCCAGAAGCTACAGATATAGGCCCCGCAGACATAGCGTTGTTGGTTGCATCAATTTGCAATGATGACACCACAGACTGTTCATTCTGACGGATTACAGCCGCATATTCAGACTGATCCCCAGACTTGCCTATAAATGGCGTTGTCGTTGTCATTAGGTTATCTCCATAATGCTCATGGTCACGCTAACTTTATCAGCTACTGAACAATCAATTTGAATTACGTCAGTTGTTTCCAGCACTACTTTTCCAACCAAAGGCGCAACGGATGAGCCGACTGGTATGGGTATATCTTTTGCAAGAAACGTGGTTGTGTTTGTTGCCGCACGGCCACCGCCAGACGTATCTGAAACTAGCTTAACAGATGCTGTAACTTGGGCTGTGTGTATGTTTGCAACCGTCAGGCCAATCACAACCGTCGTTGTTGATCCAGGCGTTGTATATAACGCTTCTGGCGTACCTGATGATGCTGGCATCACATCATGCGACACCACCTTAAAAGTGTTAGCCATTTATTTCTCCTTTAGCCTAGCGCAAGCGCTAATGCAGTTGCGTCATCAACCGTGGCAGCGCCAATATCTGATAACAATTCAGACGATGACCGCCCTTCAATAGAAGTGCCATCCACGCGCAGAAAATCGTCATCAGCTACACCGCTTGTAAAAATCGGGATGTTTGTATTGGCAATTCCAAATGTCAAAGATGCTTGTGCGCCTATGTCGCTTAAAACTTCTGATGAACTTCTGCCTTCAATAGAAGTACCGTCAATTTTTAGAAAATCATTATCAGCAGCACCGCTGGTAAACACCGCCACGTTGCCGTTTGATATGCCTGTGGCCGCTACCGCCGCTGTGCCAAGGCCCAGGCTTGTTCTAACCGTTGCGCCTGTTTCAAGCACAAAATTTGAGCCATTTCCAACAATAAAGCCGCTGTCAGTTACAGCAAGCCCAGCAACGTCTGTTAGCTGTGCGTCTAACGGCTGAAAAATGCTGTTGATCGATGTGCTATTTATCGTGATAGCATCAGCTTCTAGCGTGCCATCAATGTCTGCATCGCCGCTAATATCCAGCGTTGCTGCATCTAACTCGCCAGAAATTGTCAGGTTGCGGCCACCAGATATATCCAGGCTGGCATCAAGCACCATTGCTTTTGAGGCAGCAGCAGTGCCGGGTGTTATACCGTCAATAGTTTCTAGCTCTGCCTCGCTGATGACCGCGCCTGATCCCAATGTCAAAGCACCGCCTATTGTGAGGTTGCCAGCAACAGCCGTTGTGCTACTTGCCACTGTGCTGTTAGGTGTGATTGTTAAGTGCGTGACATAACTGCCAGCACTGGCAATATCGTTGCCAAGCGTCAGTGTACCGCCATCAGCAATGTTCAGCTTCCACTCATCACCAGCATCATCGCCCTGGTCAGCCTTTAACACGATGCCAAGGGCTGCACCCTCTACATTGGCCGCAATCTCTAGGCTGTCATTGGTAGTTTCATCATACTGGATTGTAACATCGCTGTTTGTACCGAGAATAATGGTCTTGTTATCTGGCAGTGTGATGCCCTGTGCAAACGGAATAGCCGCCGTACAAGTCTGCGTACCGTCTTTGAGTATGCAAGTGGACAGGCCAGTAGCCATGCCGTCTAGTTCAGTGTCGAACTTGCTGGCAAGGATTTTAACCCCATTATCCCTATCTGTTGTGCAGTCAAAGGTTCTGCTAAATGTGCCGCCGCTAAATGCCATTACAGTGGCCCTCCTGGTGCGAATGTATAGTGCGCTGAAATAAAGCTAATTGTCTGGCTATCGGTAGCTAC